TAGATTTATAAAGAAAAATATATATAAATATATATAAAAAGAAAGTTTGTACTTTAAAAGTTTATTTGTTTTATTCCTTTTTGTTTACAATATTGTTTTAAAGACTTTATATTATTTCTTTCAAACTCTTTCCTTACTTCCTGAATAACATCATCCAGATTTGCTAATGCTTTTTGTTTTGAAGTGTATCTAGTATATTCAATCGCAACTCCTGTCTGATAGTGTGTAATAGAATAGCATCTATTTTCCAATTTTACAATAACAATATTTTTATACTTTGTTTTATAACATGGTTTCTTTACAATCTCTCTGTCACACTTAATTATATTACATTTCATGATGTAACCTCCTATTTTAACGATTTAAGCCATTTTATAACTTTACCCTATACTTTTATCACTGAACTATATAAACACGCTATAAACGTAAAATACAAGCTATAGAAGCTATAAGAAAAGGTAGCTTTTTAGGCTACCTTTATTTTTCTTAATGCATCACTGTATTTATTTCCACAACATACGAAACAGTTAATCGTATCTTTTGTCATTCCCTTAAACACTGCAATTCTTAAAATCTGCTCAAGTGGTAAACCTGTCTTTTCTAACTTTGTTACCATTCCAATGCATCTGTAAGAGAATGTTGCTCTAATGCCATTTGTATTAGCTTGTGTTCTCAGATTTTCAATGAAATCTACAAGATCTGCATTTCCTTTTGAGATATGCATTTCAATGTTTCTGTCATAATCAAAATCAATGATTGCAAATCTATCAAGTGTGGCTTGGTCTAATACAAGTCTTCCTGTATACATATCATCAGCACCACTACCAACAGTGTTACCTGCGGCTACAACACGGAAGTTTTTGTGTGCTGTGATTTTTCCATTTGGGAACTCGAAGTATCTATTTGCAATTGCCGCATTAAGTAAAACTAATACTTCTGGAATTGATGCATCCATTTCATCAAGGAAAAAGATACCACCATTCTTAAATGCTTTATAAAATTCTGTTTCATGGTAAACGCCACCTGCATCTATAAAGCCTGTCAGTTTGTATTCCTGCTGTACTGAGTTCGTAAAGTAAAACTCAAGTCCTAAATCCCAACTGATTTGTTCCAACGTATAATTCTTACCACTTCCTGCAGAGCCAGCTAAATATACTGGAATATCGTTCTCAATACAAGCCTTGATTGTTTCATACTGACTATGTTTTACTTCCTTTGTTTCTTCTTTTTCTTCTTTCTTTTCTTCAACAGGTTTTACTTTTACAGGTTTAACTTCTGGAATAGTAAGAACTGTTTTGTCTTTGTTTACTTCATGTCTTCCAGACTTTCTTACCATGTTTGTTGTTCTGTCTTCACTTCTGAAATCTTCTGGTTCTCTATACTGTTCCATGTTTCCATTACAATCTACAACTTTGTAACAATACATGATTCCTTGAATTTCAAAACTGTAAATGCCTGATTTCATTTCTTCTCTGATTTCAGCCGTATGTCTTCTTGGTGTTCTTTTAATTATTACTGTGCCAAAATCAGTAATTGTTGCACATTCAATTTTGTTTGTTTCCTTATTAAACTTTACACTTTCAAATTTTCTTATTTTCATCATTTTATTTTCTCCTTCACATTTGTTTTTGTTTTGTTATCTTGTTTCTGTAATTATAATAACATATACCAAAACAAATGTCAACAACAAATTAAAAAAAATAAAGGTGCAAATTAACGCACCTTATATTTTTCTATATCTGTTATTTCTTCCTCCTTAACATTTCTTGGCACATAATATTCACCCTTGTATAAATATTTTACAGTCTCCCATTCTGTGCATCTTCCATATCCCATTCCAAAATCTTTACAATCTTCTATTCTTTCAATTAAAGCGAATGTTATTCTTCTAAACATACTTGGATGTGCTAATGGAAATGCAAGTTGCTTTAAGTTCATACGCTGTGAACTTTCTTTTACTTTCATTCTGATATCAATATATCCATTAATTTCAGGATTTCTTGAAACGAAACTAACAAACACATTACAACGCACTCCCTGTTGTTCAAGTTTTTCTACAGCCTGTAAAAACTTTATACTTTCATGCATCATTGTTTCCTTTGACGTTATACCACTATAACCAAAATCTTTTGTTATATTTACAACTTTTTGTTTTTGCATTACTCTTTTATTATTTATCATATTTGTTGGAATACCTTGTAAATATCTTGGAACACTACACTGAAATCCTGCAACATCATAAAATGTTTTGTTCCTATATCCAGTATTATTTACATTGACTTTCGCATCCAATTTATCTTTTAACTGTTTTGCCCCATCATCCCATCCATGTAACAAAAGTTCTCTTGCTTCTTCCATTGAATGAGTACCACGAAAATTATAATTATTATCATCTGATTTATGGTAACGTTTATAATATGGTGTTCTTTCTACTGTATCAATATAATTTACTACTTCTGCTATTGAATTAAAACTAATATTTACATCATTATTTGTTTTTTTTCTATTCATATTCTTTGTCCTCCTTCAAGACTTGTTCCCTATTTCTGATATTATATTATCATAATTCCTTTTGTTTGTCAACAAATATTTGAAAATATTTTGTTTTGTTTGATTTTTTCAATAAAATTAGGCATGATTGTTCACACCCTAAACAAAATCTATTTCATTATTTTAATTCTGTTAATATTCTTCTATACATTCATATAGATGCCTACATCCTCTGCAATTGTTCAATTTGCATCTACTACAAATTTCTTCAACGCATAACTTTGTTCCTGCAAACAAACAAATAAAATCATCACATATTTGTTCATTTACTTACTCTTCCATCATATCACACATACATTCCTTCCCATGTTCATCATAAAAGCTATACATTAAAATCGTTCCTCCTTTAATTTTTGTTTTGTCTTTGGCAAAAATCCATACATTGCAATACAATAGGAATCTGCCAAATCATCATTGATTTTACAAGGTACTCTCTGACCGTCTATTTTGACCTTTATTACGCCTTTTTCACCCCTACCCTTATAAGGCTCTGCTATGTATTTCAAAAGCCCTTTATCACGCAAATACAAGATTGTACGGTATTTCTCTTTATTGATTCCATATTGATTATCTAATGGCTTACTATTACCTACGATTTGACTCTTCCAACTTCTAACATCAACACTATACACTGGAATGTTATATTTTGCAAAACAATCTATTACAACTGAAATTAATGCACCTGTTGCCTTTATATATGCTTCTGAAAGAAATCCCTGTGAACGTAATCTAATACGCTCAGTGATTACTGTAACATTATCAAGATTATAATTATCGAACAGGCTTTCCAAATATTGTTTTAAATATTCACGCTTTTCTGTATTAGTTTTACATCCATCAAAATTTACTGAGTGCATTTCTAATATTTTCTTATCCTCCAATATTGTTACTCCTGTCCGTGCGTAACTCTGGTCAATGCCTATTACTATTTTACTCACAATTACTACCTCCCTAAAATATCTTGATTATGGAAAAATCTACGCATTGTCCAAACATCAGTGAACCACATTGGAGTAAACCATATCTTTTCTAGGTCTTCTGGTAATTTTGGTTCTGGTTTGATTAATGAATTATCATGTATCACATATCCTGCTAAGCCATGCAAACTTAACTGTATGTAACACATATGTACGCAAGTTATATCAATATCTTGTCCTACAAAATAAACATGATTCTGATAATTATATTTTTTAAACATTTCCTTACACTGTTCACTCGCTGATATTAATGTTGCACCAGCACCACAAGCACAGTCACATACATTTGCATAGCCTTTCTTGTGTACTGTTTTTCCTAGTTCTTTCCTGTCGAATGTAAGTTTTGACATCATTTCACAAACATCGTATGGTGTGAAGAATTGCCCTGTATTTTTGTTAGATATTTGTAACATCATATATAATTCACCTAACAAATCTTGATTCGGTCTTTCTTCTAACTCTTCCACAATTAATGCAAACATTTGCGGAAAAAGTTTTTGTTCTTTCTTTGAATAATTATTAATAATTCTTAAATATTCTTTTTCTCTTTTATCCCATACTTCTTTGAACTGTTCAGACTTGGTCATTGGCAAAGTACTTTGATTTGCTAATGTTATTGCAAACAACGCCATACAATCTGACCATACCTGATATGTTGATTTTGAACCGCACAACAGTTTAAAACCTTTTTCAAATCTCTTTTTATAGTTCTTATCATCTGTTTCTTTCTTCATGCTTTCAACCACTCCAAACATTTCTCCTTCGTTGTAAATACAGGGTATCTATTCGGTATGTTGCGTGTTCCTGTATCAATGTTACTGTTTTCACACATAAATGTATTCACCCAAAATCTTACTTCATGTTCTTTTCTTTTTCCGGCTACAATACTTTTTAACTTTAATGTGTATACCGTTGTTTCTTCGTATACGGTCGCATACTTTACAATGCATTTGCAAATAACATTATCGTCATATTTTTCACGCTTACTTGCAAATACAAGAAAAACTTCCTGTCCAGGTTCTAACATAAGATAACGTTTTACCATGTTATCTCCTTTCTGCTTACATTCTTTTGTTTCGCACTCCAAACAATCTAAATATGTCACTCGGAGTGCATATGCTTTACAATATTTACTCATTATTCTACTCTTATTTTTTAAATCTTTTCTTTGCTTCATCCACAACTGCCATAACAATAGCATAAATCAACAATGCCAACGAAATAATAAACACTACCAAAAACAAAACGCCAACAACTTTTGCACAAATTACAATTAAATTCCATAATAAAAAATTAATCTTCTCTAGCATTATCATTTTAAACGCTCCTTCGACTTTTTAAAGCATACATCACGCATAGGACATTCCTGTGCTTTTTTACTTCCATAACAAGAACATTTCGGAATTCTTGGCACTAACTTTTTATTCAAAACAAGTTGCTCTTTATATTCCTGTATTTTTTCAAGTCTGCGAATATATGGCGCAATCTCTGACGGGCTATAATCATATCGGTATACTTTGAACTCCTGCGTATTTTTATCATCACACAAAACAATTCCTTTATGTATTCCTGTAAGATACATATACAGCTGACATTGCTTTCTTCCAGATGCATGATACTTTTGTTTTTTGTATGTGTATGTATTTACACTTTTAATCTCAACAATATATTCTTCCCATTTGTCACATGGCTCTGTAAGACTCATATTTGCCGGTAATTTGCATATTATATCCGGGGTATAGGATAAGTCAAAGTCTTCGTCAAAACGGCTATAATCACAATCTAACGGGGCACACAAGCCACCTCTGATAAATAACCTCTGCCACTTTTCGTGAATAGCATCACCCTCGGCAAATATCCTTTTTAATCCTACTTTTGTTTGTTCTCCTTGTAACTGTTTATAAAATAATGATAACACTTGCTGTCTATAACAAAATTTATCATCAGATACAATTACAGCAGATGCGTGTAGACCTTTTCTTTCTGTTGTATCTGAACCTCTTGTCATTACTGATTTTAAAAACTTTAATTCTTCCGGTATGTTTTTATCCAAATAAAACAAACTGTTCAATAACTGTTCTATCTTTTGTTCTTCTGTACTTTGTAATTTTGTTCCATTTCTATCTGCTTCTTTTTTAATATCGTCAATCAATCCCATTATTCTACCTCTCGAATTGTTTTTATGAAAGATTTGTTTATATCCGTTGTAGAACAAAATCTGTTGATTGCCTTTTGTTTTGTCTCAGCATAACAATAAAAATCTCGTTCTACAACTTTATTATTTTCGTATGTTCTCAGAAACGTTATGATGTATAAATGCATTACTCTAACATTTCCTTGTACTTCTTTTTGTGTTCTTCCATAATTTCTTTTCTGGTAGAATCTAAGTCTGCAAAATCCACAAAGCCTCTTTCAAAAAACATAGGAATTTCGCAAGATTGCATCGGATTACACACTTTTGATTTTACAACTTTTACTTTCATAACGATACCAATTCTTTCCTTCGCTTCTGTATTGAATGGATTATGATTCGGTATTTCAATCCATCCCTTTCGTGCTACTTGTATTCTAAGACTTGCACTATGTTTTAACTTATGACCGCCCGGTGTTTGAATGTTATCACCAAAAGGCAATGCGTTCATTTTATCACGAATTTGATTAATAAAAATAACTGTTGTTCCAGTTTGTTCTATCACATCCTCAAGCGTTGGTAAATACTTATCCATAAGTCTAGCAACACCACCGATACGCATTTCCTGCTCACTGTCTGTATTCACTGCCTTTCTTATTTTGTCGATATCATCCTTCGGCTGTAATGACGGCACACTGTCAATAACAATTAATGGTATTCCTTCTTCTGCAAATCGAATTGCACGATTAAAAGCCTTTTCTCCATATCTCGCTCTATATACCAACATTTGTTTTGGTCTATTACCAAAAAGTTTTGCTCTTTCTGAATCGAACGTTCCTTCTATTGGAATATCTAAACACATTTCATGTTGAGCGCACATCTGATAAGCAAGCGTTGTTTTTCCTGCACTCTCAGCACCAAAAATCTCTATTGTTCTTCCACATGGAACACCACCACCGATAATGTTATCAAGGTCTGTAAGTCCTGTTGACCATCTTGGAATTTTTAATGCATCCGATTTACTACCAAGACTATACACAGAACCTTTTTCCTTTTTGTCTATCTCATTACATAACCTCAAGATTCCTTCTTTGTTTAACTGTCTCATTTGTTTACCTCATATTTCTTTCTTTATGTTTTAATCATTCCACGAAGTATCTGTCCTATTGTCTATGTGATTTTGGCATTTTAATCACCTCGCCATCAATGTGCTGTTATATTTTACTACCCTACTCAAATACTTTTGTTTTCTAAACTCTAACGCACCTTGTTCTTTCAGAATATCAATAACTCTACTTGTTACTGCCCTTCCCTTACATCTATCATAGAAATCATCATAATCTTTGAATACACCCTTTTTACGTTCTTCTTCTATAGCTTCTGCGGCTTTTTCTCCTATGCCCTTAATAATGCTCAAACCTTGCTGTATAACATTTTCTCCGTCCATTTTACGAATACTTGTTCTAGCTGTGTAATTGACATGAGGTAGCATTACAACTGCACCATCCTTAACAGCACACTCAGAATATTTATAGATATCTGAATCATTTCCAGCATATTTTATTTTCACATACCAGAATTCTGTTGGGTAATAAATTTTGTAAAACATCTGCTGTAAACTTATAAGCGCATAGGCAGTTGAATGACCCTTATTGAATCCATAGATAAGCATACTCGCCCATATACTGTCTGTTTGTTCTTTTGTCAGTCCCTCAGATTTGCAACCCTTATAAAAGTCTTTTTTCATTTGTTCAATTATTGGAACGTATTCTGGCTTCGTAAGGTTTTCTTGCTTCTTCATAATTTTTAGCATGTCAAAACTTTGTTGTTCTGTAAGGTGTCCAACTTTTTGTGCAACTTCTGTGGTTTGTTCCTGATATAACATTGTACCATATGTTTCTTTGGTATATTTGTAATATGGTGTTGTTGTGTCAATTTTTCCTGATAATTTGTTATACGCATATGTTTCATGCATTTTCAATTGTAACGGTGCTGGTCTGTTCAATGCATTTACGGCAATAACATCTTCTACACAATCACAATGTATCATAGATAAAATTTTCTTTGGTGTTGATTTTTCCATCTGAAAAATACCATCTGTATGACCATTTCTAAAGGCTTCCAAAACACGCTCGTCTTCTATTTCTTCATCTGTTACAATATGATTTGTCAGATGTTCCAATTCACGCATTTCTGATTCTGTTTTAAGTCCTAACATATCGAACTTTACACAATTGATATGTTCCAAATCATCTTTATCATAACAACTGCTTAATGCACCTGTTTTTCTGTCTCGCATTATAATACAAGTATAATCAGATATATCAGTTCCAACAACTGCAACTCCTGCGGCGTGTTTTCCAAGGTATTTGATTTTTCCATACATTTTCGAAAAGTGTTTTATAATGTTATCATATTTATCATTGCACACTTGCGTTCTCATATCGTTTAGTAATGCTTTCATATTCAATTCATCATCAAAAACAAAACTTCTAATATATGCTTTAATTTCTGCTATTGTTCTTTTGTTTTCACTTGCTTCGTATTCATCTACTTCTTTTGTTGTTTTCAGTCCACATACGCTTGCAAGGTCATTTACAAGGTTATCAATATCATACATTCCATATGAGCATATCTGTATAGCTTTACCTTTGTATTTTTTGATAACATAATCAATAACTTCCTGCCTTCTACTTGTTTCAAAATCGCAATCAATATCTGGTAACGTTTTCTTTTCCTTACGCATGAATCTGTTAAAATCTAACTTATATTTGATACTGTCAACATTAGTAATTCCAATCGCATAAGCTATTAAACAATTACATACAGAACCACGACCACCGCCAACAGCAATGCCATTATTTTTCGCCCACATAACGTAATCACGCACAATCAAAAAGTAATCTTCAAAACCATGAAAACTGATAACTTCCAGTTCTTTCTTACATCTGCTCAAGTATGTTTTGTTATACTTCCCTTTTTGTTTTAATCCTTTTACAATCAATCTTTGTAATTCTTTTCTACTATTTTCAAGTCCTAAGTCCGGTAGCTCTAATTCCAATCCTTCAAGAATGTTATCTTCAATCTTGTTATATATTTCTTTCATATTGTCAACAAACATTTCTGCAATCTGCATAGCGTTTTTAAACTTTGTTTTATACATTTTTGCAAATCTATCTGTGATTTCATATTCACTTGGCATATATCTTTCTTTGTATGTATTTTTAACGTCTAACGTTGTCTTGCCAATTTCATGCATTTTGCAATAGGTGTCAAAATCTTCTTTTCTCCCATAATGGCTGTCAGATGTAAGAATACATTTTATATGTTTTTCTCTCGCCATTGCCATTAAAACATAATCAACTTTTTGTTGCGTTCCTTCATTGTCAATCTTATATGGCTGTATTTCAACATATAAATCTTTCTTGAATATTGATTTGAATTTGTCTAACAGTTTACTGGCTGTTTTTCTGTTCCCATTTTTAATAGCTTGTGAAGTTGCCGATGCTATACAGGCAGTCGTGCAAATGAGTCCTTCACTATATTTTTCTAACAGCTTGAAATCAACGATTGGCTTATAATAAAACTGTTCTGTATTTGCAACCGTCATTATATGGCACAAGTTCTGATACCCTTTTAGATTCTTTGCAAATAGGTTTAAATGGTATCTATGCTTGTCTGGCTGTTCCTTCTTAAATACAGGCTGAAAATATACTTCACAACCCATTACGGGCTTTATGCCTACTTCGTTACACGCCTGATAATGTTTTACCAAACCACTAATAGAGCCGTGGTCACTTATACCTAATGCACGATACCCTAATTTTTTTGCAACTCTAGCAAGGTCTAAACATTTTCCAAAACCATCAAACAACGAATATTCCGTGTGTCTATGTAAATCAAAAAATATTCCCATATTTAATTTTCTCCCTTCAATTATGATATTCTTTCATCACCATTATTATACTAAAAAAGAGGGGTAATGTCAACCCCTCAATTTGTTTTATTCCTCGTCTTCTTCCCACTCGTCCTCTTCTCCATCAGACCAATCGTCGTTGCTGTTTTCTTCGTCTGCTTCTTCTAACAAGTCGATATAATATTCTTTTGACTTTTTCGGCTTACAATCAATATTCCTTTCTTTGCACAGTTTATATAATTCCTGCGGCTTCATGCTGTCATAATCATTTTCCTGTTCTTCTTCGTCTTCTTCCCATTCATCTTCTTCCGGCTCTGGCTTTGTTTTCTTTTTTGTTGCAGGTTTTGTTCTTCCTTTTGTTTTGCTCTGTTTTGTTTCTTCCTCGTCTTCGTCCTCAAAATCTTCTGAATTATCTGCCGGGTATGCTTTGTCAACATATTTCAGAATGGATGCATCAGACAGCGGTTTTACTTTTGTATTTCTGAATTTTGATTTATCTAACGGAATAACGCTAAACGTTTTTCCCTGTCCAGAGCCTACTTGTTTGATTTCATAATCTCTGTCACATAATGTTCCATAACTTTCGTACATGGATGCTAATGAAGGAACTGGCGAACACTGATTTACTGCAAACATAAGGATTTTCACTTCTTTCGAATCATAATCATATACAGACCATGCATACATATTTCTTGTACGTAAGTTTTCATCCTCACAATACTGACATTCTCTTCCAAATAATTCCTGACACGGAACATTTACACCAAGCGCAAAACTATCGTGAAATGGCATTTCCATACCATCTTCTAAGTCTGTAAGAAAACGCACACGCACTTTTGTGTTTTCCTTAAAATACAAAAACTTTCCTTTACTGCTTCCAGACTTTGCAATCTCACTTTTGATGTTAGATAATTTAATTCTTCCCATTTCTATATTCTCCTTTTGTTTTGTTTGCTACTTATACGAAACATTTACTTTTGTTTCTCCAAACGCTACTGCACTAAACTCTTTCATGTTCAGAATCCATCCACCAAATTCTACAATGCCATGTTCTGCCCTTCCAAGATAGACTTCTTTTGCACACTTACAAATATGGTCAATTCTTTCCTTCATCATTTTTCTAATTTCATCTGCAACATACATTCCCATGTTTTTGACAAATTCCTCTTCTGTTGTTTCAACCCTTTTTACTCCTGTAGCTTCTTCGAACCCTTTTGCTAATGTTTCATATTCTTCGCTACCTTTATCATACTCCTGTCGAACAACATTGTCAACATTAAATTTCTCTCCTGATTTATGTACGAATGTTGCCGCTACAGTAACTGAAATTGATAACTTCATAATTTCCTGCTCCTTTTTGTTTTTAGTATTTGTTTTTTCAATGTTCGTTCATCCATTTCCCCTGCATCTTTTACACCTTCTGGATATTGAAAACGAATAACGTTAAAATATTTTTTCAACAGTTCTGTTCCTTTTTCTCCGCATTTATCATTATCTAATGCAGATACAACTGTTGTTATGTTTTTTTGTTTTAACTTCTTTACTTGTTCATCCGAGATATGCCATCCTAACAATGCACAGCAATTTTTTATATGTCCTCTTGTCTTTAAACTGAGATAATCGAAAAATCCCTCACATAGCCATACAACGCTTTTTTCTGAGTATGTACCACATAATGTATCACGCTTTCTAAAACCGTCATTATAGAGGTATTTGCGCTTCTGTTCAGTATGTTTATTTGTTGTCCTTCCAACCCATCCTTTGAACACTCCATTATCAAGAATCGGAAAAACAAAAGGATACGCTATATTATAATTCTTCCTACAATCCACAACATTTAAAGATTTTGCTGTAAATCCTCTTTTGCTCATATAATCAAGAATTTCCTTTTCATCCTTTCCTTTTACTGTATTCCAATCAACAGACCGTAAACCATAGAAATAGTCTTTTGCTTCTATCAATGATTGTCTGTTATTCACTCTGCGCTTTTTTCTGTATTTTACATCAATTTGTTTTATCTCTTTGCTGTTTATGATTTGTTCTAGTAAAATACAGCATTGTAATTCATTCAACTTTGGATTTGCAAGCATAACAAACTTTAACGCATCACCATTTTGTCCACATCCAAAACATAGAAAAGAGCCTTCTTCTAGGTTTATTCTCATACTTGGGTTTATATCATCATGGAACGGACAAAGAATATTAAATACTGATGTTTCTATTTGTTCCACAATTCCATAATAAACTAATACTTTTGCAAGGTCTTTTCCAGTGTATTTCCTTATCATATTGTTTTTTCTTCCGTGATACGGAAATAAGGCTCAGACATTCCCACAGTATAACATCCTCGGATTTCTTCTTGTTTCAACTTCCCAGTTTCGTACATTGTATCAAGTTTTGTTTCATCTAATGTTTCTGAAACATCAATGAACTTTTTAAACTTCTTCGGGTCAACTCCGCATTGTTTTAAATATTTTATTAACCCTTCCATGTCATTTATACTGTATTGTTTGTTTACAACTGACTTGAACTTTTCTTTGGATAACTTCTTTTTTAATGCTTCAAAATCCCATGTGATTTTTTTTCTTCTTACTTTTGTTACAGTAACAGTGACAGGATTGCTATAGAAATCCATACCATTGTCCAACTTAACTGTGAAACTGTTTTCTCCATTTTTCAAGTTTGAAAACATCCAGTTGCTAATACACAACTGTTCTTTTTTTCTTACATCTTCGTAATACTTGTCGAACTTCTTTTTATCCTGCTGTGCTTTGTATAACTTCTGCACACTTTCTTTAATTTGTTCTACTGCTTTCATGGCTTGCCCTTCTTTCTCTCTGCTGTTTCATATATTTTCTGATATCGTTTGGATAACTTGATTCTGGTGTATCTTCTCTGATATACAGTAATTCTTCGAAAGTCAATTCCATGATAGCTTTCATCGGTGTTTCCACTCTTACTAACTTTTTGTTTCTGTTTACACCAATGACTTTTGCTGTTCTCAGCTTCTTATAAACGTTTCCATCTTTTGCTTCTACATAATGAATGAACACTACAAATGAGCCAACCTTTAACAAATTGTCATAAACATACGGTTGTTTTTCATGTCCATATTTTGTTTCAATTTCCTGCAATGTCGTTGCAAATTTGATGTAATCTGAATCACCCGGTACAGGTCTTTTGCTTTCTTCTTCTTTTGTTTCAATTCCCTCCTGTTTTGCGGCTTCTTTATTTTCCTGTGTGAGTGGTTCATCCCATGCTTCTTCTTCATCTGATACAACAGAAACTTTATTTGCAAGATTCTCAAAATCTTTTACTGGGTCTTCTTCTGTTTTTGTTTCCTCTGTTACGTCTTTTAATGTTACAAGTCTGTCAATGAGTTCCGTTTTGTTGAACTTATGACCTTTACTTTCTAATGTAAGACCATGCTCTTTTGTCAGCTTTTTTAACTCTGCTACTTTCATTGCTTCTAAATCTGTTCTTTTCATGTTTTGTTTTCTCCTTTTATTTACTTTTGTTTTTCTTGTTTCTGATTATATCTTAACACATTAGATTCTGTTTGTCAATACCTAAATTCCCATAATAAATAAAACAATGAATCTAATAATAAATGGAATTGACAATACACAAAGCGTTGCAAAACCTATTTCAAGTTCTTCTTTTGTGATGCCCCATTCTTTCCAGAACATTTTTAACTTTTTCATGTTTTCCTCCTAACTTGTTTTTATTATACCACTCAACACTTTAATGTCAAGTGGTATTTTATTTTGTTATTTTGTTTCAAGTTCTAAAAAAACTTTTGCTACAAAGTCTGTATACATTTTAGAAAGAGTAGCTTCTGTAATCATTCCCATATCACACAGACACTGTAAGTAACCATACATTCTATCTGTTGCTTCCTGTACTTCTACTAAACCTCTTCTTACACCTGCATACAGGCTTTCTACTGTTTCCATCATTTTTTCATTCATCATTGTTTGTTCCTCCTTCTTGAACTTGCTTTCCTTTTGTTGATTCTATATTAACATATGTTTTACATATTGTTAATATCAATTTCATAATTTTCTAAAAAGAAATTTATTGTTCTCATTACATCACTATTTTTTGAGTACTCTGTTTCAACTTCTTCTGTTTTCAAATTAATATATCCAAGAGTTCTACGTTTATAATCATTTACATAGATTCTTTCATACGCTCCTTTGCTCCAATATTTGAAAACATAATAATTGCTTTCATCATCTTTGTCTGTTCCACACCACGGATTTGTATTTCCGTCTCTATCAATTACTGTTACCTTTTCATATCCTGTAAATTTCTTCATCTCTGTGTTCTCCTTAACATTTTATGTTGTTTCCTTGTTTCTGATATTATAATAACACATAACACATTGTATGTCAACAACTATTTTATATTTTTTAAAACAAAAAAGCCTATATACTACATATAACATAAATATCTTGTATAAGCTATATTAATAATATTATATATAATATATAGGCTTGTGTTTCATTTATTTGTTTTGTGTTTTGTTTTTTACTTCTTTTTTCTTCCACTTGTCTGTATAAGTATCATTGTATTTATTTTTGTATTTCTCATGGTATTTGTCCTGCGTACTATGAATTGCTATTACATCATAGCCTGTTCCATTCATCTGTTCACACATTCTGTTGATTTCTTTCAGTTCTTTTGTTACATCCTGTATCAGTTTTGAAATGTAGTCTGCATCTGCTCCCATTCCATTGTTCATGCATTTCTGCCACTGTTCCTCATACAGTTCTTTTGTTTCATGTTCCCATTGTTTGTATTGTTCCATAGCACTCTTCACAAACTTTGGAAGCACGCTATCGTTTACATCATTTGTTGTGTACTTGTTCCAATCTCTCGGAATCATTTGTGGACATTGTGCCTGTCTTAATGGAATTAACTTCTGATGAATGTTAATATATTTATGATGCAACTTCCTTTTGTTTGCACACTCATCCATATATTGACATTCTAATTTTCTTTTAAATCCCTGTAAACCAAGAAAACAAAAATAATCTGCAAGCTGTTCATGGAAACTTAATGCTTTCTGCATATGTTCATCCAGTTTCATATATACTTCTTCTGCAATGTTTTCTTGCATACGTTTGTTTCTTGTTGTTCCCATTTGTGGCTGTTCTTGCATATTCCAGTTTTGTTCTGTGTTTATCTTTTGATTGTTTTCGTCATACTTTACGCCATTCACTTCATACATAATTTTGACCTCCTTAGATTACTGGAAAATTATAACCTGTTTTACACAATTCACATTCTGAAACCGTGAATACGCCAACATCTGTAGCAACATTTGTATGATATACTTTTCTGCTTCTTAATTGGTCTGCATGAACATTATTACCACATCTTGTTCTCAATGGATATTGTGTTGCTCCTGCGCCTATTGTTATAACAACTGTGTCTGCACTTGTAATATTTGGTATTATTTGTGCTATACAAATACATACTCTTTCTTTGTTGCTATAACTTGCTTGTGGAATATTTAATGTTAAAACATTACCTTGTAATGTAACACTATTTGTTTTCACAAAGTGAATACATCCACCACAGCCATAGCCATTATTATTATATAATCTACATGACATTCTATATCACCCTTTCTAACGTTCTAATTAAACGAATAAGGGCGGTTATTCACCGCCCCTACAAATTCATCACGCATAAGCGGAAAATCATTTTTAGCCATCAAATAAACGCTTTAGCACCCACATACATTATTGCAAGCTGTTCTATAATGTGAAAACATCTGTGCGCTTTCATATGGAGAACAAGTCTGGTAAGCAGGAATTGGTGTTGGTCTTAATGTTGAAATCAGAGTAGCGTTCTGTGCCTGTTGACTCAGCTGGAAGTTTGCTGTCTGTAACTGATCTCTCAAACTCTGAATTTCATTCTGTGTCATTAATGCTCTCGTTGCATCACCATCAGCTTTGATTGCGTTTACGATATCACAAGTATTTCTTGCGTTCTCATATCTTACTGCATCAATGCTCCGTTGTGTTGTGCAACAACAATCGGAAAGTTGTGATGCAAGTGCATTTGTGTTTTGCATACCTGCAACTGCTACATTGTTAATAGCTTGCTGTGTTCCGTTAAATCCGTTCAGAAGTGAAGTGTTTACTGCATAGAATCCATCACATAAACCACTTTCCAGACCGTTCAGTTTATTCATTACTGCTTGATTGTCAAAACCTCTCTGAATTGCGCTGTCTGTGTATGCGCTTGCTGTACTGTTCATACCGTTACCACCCCAGTTTCCAAAGTTGCCACCCCATGCAAGGAGAAAGAAAAGAAAGAAAATCCAACTTCCATTGCCATCTCCAAACATTCCATTGCCATCTCGTCCTAACGCCAATGCATCAGCTACACTTAATCCATTACCATCCATACTCATAGTATGTACCTCCTTTAAAAAATATTTATATAAACCGTTTATCGGTTCATACCACACATAAAGTTTTGAAACTGTTTATACGCTTCGTCAATATTTATCCCTCTCTGTTTGCATAAATTTACAGCTACTTGTTTCAATTCATTCTCACTTTTTCCTTGTGCCATTTGCTCTGCCCTTTTATACAACGGGTTGCATTTAATCATTTGCTGTATTATGTTCCGCATCATATAATATGCCCTCCTTTAACACCTCTATTTGTTTCTTTATCTTACCAATTACCTCATCAAATTCCTGTCTTTGCACACATTCATAATCATTGTTTTTACTTCCTACTTGTGCTTTGTTCTGTTCCACAAGTTCATATGTTTTAAGTTCTGCTGTACCATCTAACATTATTTGTTTCGTATATATTTTGTTATTTGCGGTATCTGTAAAAACAAACAAGCTACCATCTAAGTCTATCATACTAGCCCTTGCTTCTTCCAAACTCGAAACTGGTCTACCTTTCAAAAACTGCTGAGGTTGCTGTGTCTGTTGTTGTTGCATCATAGGGAACATATTATTATACTGCTGTTGCAATTGTTCCATTCTATTCTGTGCCAATTGCTGTTGCATATTATTATTCATTCCATATGGATAAGCGTACATTTCAATTACCTCCTTTCTAATTTTATTCTAGCATAACCATATAATATGAAATATCTAAAAAGTATCATAAAAATAGCAAATAAAAAAGGACGCTAAATGCGTCCTTAATTCATAACAACTTTCCTATTTTCATCAATAACTTTTTATGTTTTCTTTTGACAGTTATTTCTAACATTCCAAGAAAGTCGGCAATATATGTTAATGTCTTTTGTTCTTTATAATACAATATTAGTATTTGTTTTTCTTCCGTTGATAACATTGTTCTTTCTAACAAGTCATTAAATTCTTCTACAGAACTTATGCCTTTTAACTTTTTTCTGGTTTTCTGTGTTTCTTCGTCCATACATTTTCCCACCATGCGTGGCACAAATAAACATTCGCTTGTATATCTTCCATTTTTCTTTGACTGTCAATGGTACTTTCGACAATATAATGTTTGCAATGTGTTTCATGGTAACAAAAACAACCAAAACTTACAAACGATTGTAGAAACAATAAAACAATTAATAAAAAAATAATTTTGTTTTTTGTTTTGTTTGCTTCTACGTATTGCTTAATTGTATCACGCATTACATTTAATAAACTATCATTTTCCATTTTCCTTTTTGTTCTCCTACGGCTTGATTTTAAGTCGTTTTGAGATTTCTGTTTCCGCTGTATTCATTCTATCAGTTAGATTGCTAATAGACTGTTGCAACGCTCCTACCGCATCACTTCCGAATTGTTTTTTTAATTCTGCGAACCATGTATTGAACTGATTCGTAAATTGATTATAAAGATGTGTCGTATCAATGTCAGTTACAAGCGCACCAACATAACCACAATAATTCTTGTCTGGTCTTCTATCAGTAACATTTCTGGCTGTCAGTGTTGTAACACTTACACCTACGGCAATCTCCGCTAACACTAACTCATGTACTGTTCCTGATACAGTAGGTAGTGTACTTGTTACACCTGATTTTGTTACAAGCTCAACTGCCCTATTTTGTTTATTCAGTCTCACGCATATTACATCTGTTCTTTCCTGTGTTCCAGAATTTACAGACAATGTTATATCACAATCTTCTACCAATTCGAACCAATAACCTTCGATAAAAGCCTTTCCTTTTTTGACTGTTACTGTCAGCCCTGTTTTTGCACTTACCATTAGTTGGTCTGCTGGTGAAATAAAAACACCATTACTAACAAAATTTGAAAAATAACTTGCAAAATCAGATGCATCATACGTTCTATCGTAACTGCCATCAGATTTTTTTGTTGCATTAAAAAATCCACTTTTTGCATTTATTGACATTTCTTTACACCCCCTACCTTTTATTTAATCTTCTTCAAAATATAACGAATATTGTTTGAGTTTTGTTCTGTTTTCCTTTTATTCTGTTGTAGAATTGATTGTGGACTTATACGCTTATTTCCATATTGTAATTCAATGTCTGTAATTTCTTCTGTGTCTTGTGTTGAGAACGTTATGCCAACTATCTGCACATCAAATTCAAGTCCTAGCTGAGTATCTACAACCGTCACAAAATCGCCAAGAAAATAATCTTTTCCATAAGTATATCTTTTGTTTTTTGTTATGACTGTCGCTTCATAACTTTCTTGTATATTATTTTCAACGGCTTTCTCTTCTGCTCTTTGTTTTATCAGTGCATTATATTGTTCATCTGTTAGTTTGTTTCCATCACCGTCTTCCGACTGAATGTCTCTTGCATCTATCCACAATTCGCTTCGTTCCCAACCTTTTGTTTCTTGTGACTCTTCCTGATTGATAGGTATCTCAAACCACTTTCTGTTACTTCCTTCACCTTCACCAGCAACATAAGCAATATTACAGTGATTCTCTACATTTCTTTCATAATCAACTCTGTTGATGTTACTAAGTTGTTGTGAAAAAATTACCGGGACATTTCCATCTACATTTCCTTTTGTTCTGTCAATTCCAGACGAGAACTTCAACGTCCAGTCAAGAATATTAGAATCAATATTATTCACACTATAGGTCGGTACTATATTCGGATATAATTCTACTCCTAGTTTATCTTGTTCCAAAAGTTCTTCGAATTCATCCCAAATGTAACCTCCTGTGACTTGCCTGTCAACTTTAGACAATTTATTTTTGTTCACTGCACTATCATCAATTGTAATAGAAATATACCGATTATTTTTTACTTTCAGTATATTTTCTGTTATTAATTTCTCCATATGTTCAAGCGTTGTTCCGCTTGTATTAATAGTATCAGAAACAATTCGTTTCGTCAAGATGAATAAGGCAAGTCTTCCTGTTATAGTTAATTTATTCTCTTCGTCCTCGGATTCCTTTTTCACATCTTCAACTTTTCCTACAACTGGATGCACATTACCATTGAATAACAAATAATATTGTTCTTCCCTGTTTAGAAAAATTGTATTTAATTCAAGCGGCGCATTAACCGTGAATGTTCCTATTCCTCGAAATTTCATGTTATACTGAGAAAATGTGTAATGCCTGAGAATATCCAACCTTTTAAAATTTCTGTCCAAAATTTCTATTGTACTCATTCTACATACCTCGTATATTGAAAAATCTTTCTGTGTACTCTATTGTTACATCAATATTATTCATTGATGCTTCATTAGCTGAACACGCATAATAATAAGAACCACGTAACACCTTTAAAAAATCACTCCCGGGCTTCATAAATCCTATTACAGATTCATCTACATCCCTAGCCAATGAATGTCTGATTGCATTTTCATTTCCTGTCTCTGTTGTTACTGTAAGCGTTTCTCCATCTGATAACGTCATTCCTATAAACTCAACATATACACCAGTATTAACATTATATACCTTCGGATTAATAACACTACCACCAACAGCTTTTATGATAATTTTACAGCCAACATCAATGCTACCTTTGTTTTCAATTAATACACTTTTTCGTTTACGCACTTCACCGAAAACAATATATTCGTCGCTTTTATCTTCTGTAAAAATAAGTGGAAAATGAAACATTGGCGAAACATACGCCAAATGTGCCACTATACTGTCTTTATAAAACGTTGGGTCAAAACATTCTATTTCAATCGAAAACTTACACAACACTTCGTTGTTTTCTTCTTCTGTATCAGAATATTTTACAGGATGTGTTGGATAACCTTTCAAATAATATCCGTCTACTTCGATAAGAATTTCCTCGTAAATAGAAATCATGTCATTTAAAAATTCTTTATTTGTTTCAATTTCTTCCTTTTGTTTTTGGAAATACTCATCCCATGTAAGACCATGCGTATCTATGTCCATAGTATTCGCTATGATATAACCTATAATAGTTATTTTTCTTGTTCCTACGATAACATTACTCAATGTACTTCCAATCTGATACGGAACTCTATAGACATTTGTTTCAACGGAAGGTGCATCCCAGTCGATTGAATCTAACACGAAATTTCTTCCGTCTTTTTTGATTTCAACACTTTCCAGTCTTGTGAAATTTCTTAATGTTATAAAATCTATCAATGTTATACACCTCCTTTAAAATCCTTCCATCAATTCTTTTTTCGCTTTTTTCATTTGTCTAGCATATTCGTATGCATTCGGCTTTGTATTATAGAAATTGAACGTATCGCCTTGTGACGTTCTACCTCTTGTATATGCTTCATTTTCCTGTTTTGTCAGAACTCTTTCACCCTTGTGCAAATAAGCTGTATAACCGTTAAATGGAACATAATCGAGTCCATTCGCATGGTGTCCATTCACAGAAGCGGCGGCTGACCTTGCTTCGTTAGATTTTCCAACAATGCTCTGAAAACCAGAAACGATACTACTTACAAGACTTCCAATTTTGCTTGCAAAACCTTGTACCCATCCCAAAATACTACTGCCAATCGACTTTATTCCGTCCCACAATCTAGAAAACGCTGACCGCCCTGCACTGTATAATGTACTGCCAAGACTGGAAACTTTGCTAGGAATTTGTTGCAAAATACTCCAAACCTTACCCGGCAAAGATGCAAGCGTATCAATCACAGAACTGATAAAATTAGTTATTGCTGTTCTACCAGACGAAACCATATTACCGCCCCATGATGAAATTTTTGAAATCGTGTTTTGTAACCAAGACCAAAATTTACCCGGCAACTGTGAAATTATTGTCACCGCTGTATTTACCATGTTCTGCGTTGAAGTCCTCGCACTACTCAGCATATTTGAACCCCAAGTATTGATTTTTGTGATAACATTTTGTAACCAAGTCCAAATTTTACCCGGCAATTGCATAAACCAATTAACAACTGAATCAATCGTGTTTTGTGTAAACATTACTGCGGCATCTTTCATTGCCGCTCCCCATGTTTTAATTTTCTCGATTGTATTCTGTAACCAATCCCAAATTTTACCCGGTAACTCTGCAAAGAATGTTACAATTGAATCAATCAAGCTAGGTATAGCTTCTGCCGCCCATGCTATCATATCAGAGCCGAACACATATAACTTACCTAAAAATTGACCTATAGCAAAACCAATTTTCTCTGGCAATGTTTCAAAAAATGTTACAACCGATTGCACAAAATTCGGTACGGTTTCGGTTACAAAACTAACAAATGCTTCTGGTATTGTTTGTGTGAAAAATGTTTTAACATTTGTTCCAAATTGTTTTATCGCATCAAGCGCACGTGTAAAACCTTCTTTGATTTTATCCTTAATTCCTGTAACAACTTCTACAACTTTGTCCTTGCCACTCCTAAAAGCATCAGGTACTTTTTCCGTCCAGAACTCTTTGACATTACTTGCAAAATTTTTAATACCTTCAACAGCTTTATTGAAATTTTCGGTAACACCATCTGAAAAACTCATAATAGCATCAATCGCACTTGAAATGGAACTTTTAATTTTATCTTTCGCTCCTTCAATTGCTTTCGGAAATGTTTCAGTAAAGAATGTTCTAACAACATCAGCCGCTTTGTCAAATCCGAACAGTTCAAGGACATTCGCTAATAACTCTCCTACAAGCGAACCAATGTTTTTTACACCATCCAAAATTTCATTTGAAATCGCAGACAGCATTTCTTTGATACCGCTAATGAATTGTTCATGGTTTCCTGTAAACAAACCAAGTAACGTATCAACTGCACCTAAGATAAAATCCAAAACATTTCCAAAAGTATCTGCGATACGCTGTAAAGCATTTGTTATAATTGGCGAAGCTATAACATTTGCAAATCCTTCCCATGCTCCTTTGATTACATCTGTTATGTCTTTAAAATTAAATCCTAGTGCATTTATCTTTTCTGTGATTGCATCTGAAAATTCTTGAAACTTTCCTTTTACCTGTTCCCATATTCCAATGACTTTGTTTCTGAATTCTTCATTTGTTTTCCATAATGTTGCGAACGATGCAACTAATAATGTTATCACAACAACAACTGGGTTGATTTTTGAAATAATGAACGAAAATGCTTGTCCCACACTTCTTAACGAACCGCCTAGCAATCCATATCCTTCTACGTTTGTATTTACTGCCAACTTCATGTTATCAAGTAATCCGGGGATTTGTTTCGTATATGTTGTAACTTTTCCAAGTTCAAACGTTCCTCGTTTTAAAACTTTCTCAAAACCAAATATTGCATCTTTCGCCAATTTGAAACCATCTGCAACATTGGCTAAAAGTTTTGTTACACTTGAAAATACTATCAAACTCGGGCCGACTGCGGCAACAATTAATCCCCATTTTATAATCTGGTCTTTTTGTTCATCTGACAAACCATTGAACTTTTCTACAAGTCCTGTTATGTTTTCTGCCAACTTTCTGATAATAGGTGTAAATCTATCACCTATAGAAATCAATGCAGATTCTACAGCACTTTTCAACAACGTAACAGCACCATTCAAATTATCATTCATTGTATCTGCCATATCCTGAGATACACCATCACAATTATTAATAGAATCTGTTAGATTTTGAAAATCCTCGTCTGTTGCGTTTACGATTGCTAACAAACCAGACATTCCTTGCGCTCCTGCCAATGAAGCCGCCAAGTTAGCTTTTAATGCTCCTTCTGCTCCATATGCTTTTTTAGTAAGGTCTTCAACAGCGGCATTATATTTCTTTTCTGTTATTTCACCGCTTTCATGTTGTTTTTCAATTTCCGCTAACTTCTTTTTGAACGTGTCCATCGGCATTTTACACTGTCCGAAAGACTTCCGTAAATCCTGCATAACCTCAGAAAAACTTTTCATTTTTCCGTCTGTTGTTTCAAGCGAAATACCAAGATAATCCATAGCTGACTGCATTGTATCAGTTGGTTTCGCCATGTTGGTTAATAACGTTCTAAGTGTTGTTCCAGCTTGTGATGCTTTGATACCACTATTCGCCATTAATCCAATTGCTACCGCTGTATCTTCTACACTATAACCTAACGCTCCTGCTACTGGCGCAACATACTTGAATGTTTCTCCCATCATAGCAACATTAGTGTTTGACTTTCTCGAAGCCTGAGCCAATACATCTGCAAAATGTGTCGCATTCGAAACTTCTACTGTAAGTCCATTTTTAATAACTTTTGTTGTACCATCTGCTGACAATCCAAAAGCTGTCATTGCATCAGTTACTATATCTGAAACACTTGCAAGGTCTTCACCAGAAGCGGCGGCAAGATTCATAACACCAGAAATGCCATTCAACATATCTTTTGTATCCCATCCTGCCATTGCCATATATTTAAACGCTTGTGCGCTCTCAGAAGCTGAGTACTTTGTTTTCGCTCCCATTTCAATTGCTTTGTTACGGAGTTGTGTAAACTGTTCTCCTGTTGCTCCTGAGATAGCTTTTACTTCTGACATATGACTATCAAATTGTGCCGCTGTTTTTGCCGCCGCTGTTCCAATTCCTACAAGCGGTACTGTTACCGTTTTTGTTAATGATTTACCTACAGAATCAAAAGTACTACCTAATCCTCTCAGCTTGTTTCCTGCCGTTGCCGATTTATCTGAAAACACTTTCAAGTCGTTATAGGCAGTTTTGAAACCTTTGGAGAACTTGCTAGTGTCCAATTCGAGGTATGCAACGGCTGAACCTATATTTACTGCCATTTATATTATACCTCCATTTATTCAGTTTGTCCATATTGTTTGTAAAAATCTGTAAAACTGCTGTATTCTAGCTTTTGTTCTCCATTTTTGTTCTGTTCTATATATCTCGGTTTTTCTTCGTTTTCAATTCTCAACATTAAATTACAACAGGCTTCATCGAAACAAAAAGCTGTATAAGTATCTTCGATTCCAAGTATCTCACTTGGCAAACACTTATACAGCTTTGACATTGCTATTACAGATTCTATTCTCTTACTCTGTACGAAAGGATTCCAAACCTTTTACACCTTTTTGAGAATAGTTGAAAACAGCCATTAATTGTTCATCTGTCAGTTCCACACCTGCATCCTTAATTTCCTGATATGTCGGTTCAACAAAAGATTCACCTGCAATCAGTTCAAGAACTTCGGAAAGTTCTGCCATCATGTTATTGTCTGTTGGGTCAATTCCTGAATCACCAGAAAACAACTCATTTGTTCTTGTCAATAATGCGTTTGGAATTTTTCCTTGTTTTACCAGACCTAACAGTGATGGTCTTTTCAGTTTCACAAAAACAGGCTCAGAAGTAAATCCGGGTAACTCTACAACCTCACCTTGAGACTGTTTGATAAAATCCTGTATGCTTGTTACTTTCTGTTCTACTGTTGTTCTTTTTGTTGCCATCTGTTTTTATTCTCCTTTTGTTCTATTTGTTTTGTTTTATCCTAATACCATACCTGTTTCTTCTTCATCATCTGCTACTGAGATTTGTTTCGCTACTGCTTCGGAAAAATCTGGTAATGTTTTTACATACGAAATCTTATATGGCGGTTCTCCTGTTTTCGGTGCTGAGTTGATTGTGTACTCTGGTACTCGGAAAGTATCATCCTGCGCTCCAACTCCGAATGGTGTTCCCTGACAGTTAGGATAACTAATCTTTTCGTACCTTACAATCTGTCCAGATGCATCGTATTGTGCTGAATATGCATCAAGCGTAAACACGCTACCTTTTTTACTACTTCCTGCGGCTGGCGGTGTATAAACAAGTGTATCACCTTCTCCAGAGATTGCTCCACCCTGTAAAATTTTTGCCAATGTCGGACTGAACACATTATCAGTAAGTGTAATCTGATTACCTGTAATTGTTGTTGTCTGCGGTTTCTGCGCTAACAACTTGCCAGATTTCACAAGTTTAATTGCATCCGTAGTTTCCGTCTGCACTTCAACAGCAATCTGACTTGCAGTATCTACTGCATACTCTGTTTCATCTGTTTCACTTTCAACTCTAATTACTACGAGTGAAACATCAATAGTTGGAATTGATTCCAATTTCTTTTTTGTAACAGACATTTTTCCTTCCTCCTTTATTTACCTGTTTTCGAGTTTTCTAATACCATAATATTGAAAACTTATCATGTATGCTTTTATTTGTTCATCATAAAAACTTTCTGTTTCATTCCCTGCATACATAATGCGTGGATAGAGTTTTTTAAGTTCCTGCTTAATCGCAAAAACATTTGTTTCAAGTTTCGTATATTCATTTTCGGGAACATAAACAAGAAACGTATAAATGGGTCGCTCAGAACTAACTTCAAGAGGTAACACACCACTAAGTTTAACAACAACATATGGTTCAATACATTCCCCTTTGTGCTGTCCAGGCATAAATGGGTTAAATCCTGCATCTTTTAGCAAGTCCCATGCATCTTTTAATAGGCTCATACTCATACAAGATACCTCAGCAAATTCTTATAACCATCCAATACTTCCTTGCTGTTCGCTTGCACTGTTCTGTTTAGAATTGCGTATCTCTGTTCATTGCACAATTCCAAGAATATACCATAGTCAACACCATGCGCTATATTAATTCTTACCTTATACGAAAAGTATTCTATATAGCCTGTCAACCTTTGCCTTGCGTGTCCTGTCCTATCAGTCCACATAGCATTTTGTTTTGCATAGTTTTGAAATTTATTTGCACCCTGCTGAGCATACATTTTAACGGCAACTTTTGATTTGTTTTCTGCCTTGCTCAGCCATCTTTCAAGCTGTGATATATCAGTTCTAATTTCTGTCACTCAATACCACCTCCAAAGAAATATCTGCAATGATGTTATATTCTTCAATATTGTTTTTATCAGTGATTTTATAAGTATTTCCATTAATAACAACAAAATCACCATTCTGAATTGTTTTGCATTCTTCCCACAATGCAAGAATCATTGGCTGTCCTTTTGTTTTTGTTTGACTTCCATCGGAAGTATTTTTTGTTATAAAACCTTTTGAAATATGAAACAACCCACGCAATGTTGTTACTTCTTCAACTTCCTGCGTAGGTTCTCCATATTTATCGACTTTGTTTCTCTTAACAGTGTATGTACTTCCGTTTCTTGTTATTTCTCTTTCAACTGCTTTTTGCTCTTTTAATAACCACATTACGTTAGCACCCCACTGTTCGTATCACAGAATTTTGATGCTAACATTTTGAAATAACTAGAACTGTCTTTTGTGGTTAATCCACTAACACTTAATCCTGTTACTTCTGCTTTTGTGATAAGTCCTTCATAACTTGCTTTTCTTACATCACCGTTATTCATTTTCAAAAGTAACAACAGTTCTTCGTCTGAGAAATACGGTGTTTGTTTTTCTTTTAAGTTATATCTCAAAACTTCCAAATCATCCATGCTAGCACCTCCTTCTGTTATTCCATGTTTTTTTCTCTAATAACTTTTTGAATAATCTGTCTTGCTTCTCTTACATTTCTAGCCTTTGATGTATCAATGCCATGCTCTTTTGCATATTCCATCAACTGTTCTTTATTCATTTCTGAAATTGGAGTTTCTTCTGTTTCAGTTTTAACAACTTCTTCTTCAACAATTGACTCTGTGATAACCGTTTCTACTTTTTCTGTTGCTTCGTCTGAAACAACTACATAGCCTTTATCTTTGAACATCGTTTCGAAAGAATGTTTTGAAACTTTAATGATATTGTCTCCTTTTCTCGCTGTTATCATAACACATTACCTCCCATTCAGCTTCCTTTAATTACATCATATACGAAAACTTGGTCTGCTGTTGGGAAGTCTGGCAAACAAATCATGGATACTTTTGTGTCAACCTGTACCGGGTCAGTTTTCTTTGTTGTGGTAACTGCAACACCTGTGTCGGTGATTCTTACATTAGCAACTGCACTTGCCATAAGGTCACTCTCTTCCGGTGTTGTACCAAACCATGTCTTGCCCAGTGTTCCATCCGGGTACATACAGAAAACATCGTCGGCAATAAACCTCTGTACTTTTTCTTTTTCATCTTTGAAACGTTTGTCATAAACATTAATCGTGATATCCAGTTCGTCTTTCAGGTAAGACAAGATTTTTGCATCTGAAAGATAACCAACGCCATTGCTCTGTGCTAACAATGTTCCTTTGATTTCATTGTTAATTCGGAAATATCCAATTACTTTGGAACTACATACAGCATTTGTTACAGTAACGCCTGTATCTTCCTGAATCTTTTCAATACCTGCTTTGATATCTCCCAGAATTGTTGCAGTTGGGTCTGACCATGATTTTGTTACAGTTTTCTTGTGGTCTGCTGGCATACCATAATCATAGTCATATGCCTGACCATTTCCTTCGATAGAAATAGCACCAGTTGTAAGCATCGACATTCTCATACGTTCTCTCTGAGCCGCCGCACCTTGCAGAAGTGACATTTCATCGTTGAAAATCTTTTCTACAATAACATCAATGTAACTCTGGTTACCAGTTGCAAGTACCATGTTTAACTGCTGTCTCAATTCTTCATCCACCATTTTAGATTCTTTGAAAAACGGCATCTGCGCTTCCAATTTTGTGAATCCAATTCTCGGACGAGGAATAGCTTTTACATCATAAGCGGATGGTCTTAAAACAACAGGAAGTCCATTTGCACCTTTCAGCCATTCCAGTTTTAACCCAAGCTGTTTGTCATTCGGGAAAAGTGTTTCTCCAAAATATGGCGGCATATCCTGTGATAACAGTTCCCAGTACGCAACGATTTCATTCGCTGTGATTAAATCAAAAATACTCATCGTTTTGTTTTTCTCCTTTACTTTGTTTTATTTGAGGAAGTAAATTCCTTTAAGTGCTTTCTTCACATATTCATTATTTTTTGCCATTACTGTTGCATCAATTCTATCAACATTTACAAAACCGAAAATAAGTAATGTTCCATTTGCATCCCCTGTTGTCACATCCACATCATGTAACAGAATACCTTTCGCATCAGAAGCTAAAGAAGCACTAGCTTCATTTACCGCCACAAATGCTGTCTCTCTTTTTGTAAGGTCTCCTGCTAACGGAGTTCCAGCCTTTACAATTTTTCTTCCTGTTGCCGGGTCTGTAACTCCAAGTGCATCGTCTACAATAATAGATACTGCAACGAATGGGTCTGTATTAAAAAGAATCTGATTTGTTGATACATAAGAACTCTTTTTAATTCCTGTTTGATTTAACATCCTGTTTCCTCCTACTAATTATTTTGTTTTTCTTTTTTTAGCCCATAATCGAGCCGCCATTGTTCCCTCGTTTTTGTTTTCATCATCATTTGCAATATTAACATTTTTACGAGTAACATTTTTATGCGGTTTCTGCTGTGACTGTTCTTCTTCACTTCCAAAATAAGCCTTGCCAGTTTTGCCGTCTTTTATTTCTGCAATAACTTTTTCAATGTCTTTGTCTTTCGTGACTTTTGATTTTGCAACCGCTACAAGGTCTTCGACCATATCTGGCTTTGCACCTAATTTAATTGCTGTCAGTTTTGCATCTGCTAACATTCTTGCTTCTCTCTCAGCTACCAACTGTGCTGTTGTCTCTCGCAACACATCATCTTTCTTTTCCAGTTCTGTCTTGTTAGCTTCTTTGGCGGCTTTATCTTTTTCAAGAATTCCTTTCAGTTCTTCTTCACCATAGCCAAGGCTTTGTAAGTACTCAGCAACCGCATCTGATTTTACCTTTTCAATATCAACGGATTCTTCTTTTTTTGTTTTCGTTGATGTTTCTTTCTGTTGTTCTTCTTTCTGTTCTACTTTTGTTTCGTTTTCCTGCTGTTCTGTTACTTTTGTTTCTTCTTCCATTCTTAATTACTCCTTTTTTTTAATTTAATTCAGATTCTTCATACATAATACACAATCTGTCGTTTTCTTTTTCTAACATCTGTTGTAGTTTCTCAATTTGTTTTGTTTTCTTCACTCGCTGTTCTGGGATTATAATTTTATTAGACTCTTCAACTCTTGTTTTTATTGTTTGCTTTAGAATTTTTGTTTTTGTGTTGTCATAACACACTGTATATACAGACGAACAAAAGTTACAACGCATGAAAGTTTTTGTTATCCTTTCACACTTACTTGTAACTTTTGTTTCCTGTTTCAATGCAATTGGCATGTTATAACCACACCTATCACATCTTATCTTCAATTATATCACCAACTTTCGGAAATGTCAAGCAATTTGTAAAAATTTTTTTATTTTTATCATACAAAATTTTTCCGTTGTTGACCTCTTCCAATTGCATCCGATTCACTCGCAAATCTTTTGAAAGTTTATCTTTTTTTCTAAACATTTTCTTTCCTACTGTTTGTCCTTTTAATCTCATTCGTGCGGCTTTGATGGTCAAATCTCTTAATTCTTTGAACTCATTAATTGTTTCCATGTTATCAACCTGTAAAAAAATCTTTTCTTTGCATCTTCTACACGGTACATAACAAATTCTTAAATACTCACCATCTTCTGTCCATGTGTCAACTTTTTTCATGTTTTCTGTTGACACTTCGTTTACCTCGCCACATTTCAAACAAATTCGTTCTACTTTAATTTCTTCCATGTTCTCTGTTTCTCCTTATGTTCTAATCTACAAAATCTTGTGCGTATCTATCAATCTCTGGAAATGTTCCAGATGGCGATTGATACCACAATCCAATCTTGTCAGCTATTGTGTCCATATCATCTGACATAACAGCTTCAAAAGTACACATACCGTTGGGATGGTCTAATGGAAAATCATCTTTTGGAAATATTCCAACACCTAGTCCATGATGGTCTGTTGTTGCATACTCCTTGCATACTTCACATATCCTACCGTGAAAGTTTGAATTTATCCACCTATAACCAACAACAAAAGGGTTGTTTTTGTTTGTGTTTGCAAATGTTTGTTGGTATGCATGACTAACCATTGTCCTTGCAAGCCTTAAAGCGTTATAGTCAATATTACCACCAGGATAATATTTATCTTGTATAACTTCACCAACATACTTTGCACGTTTAGTATCTACATCAGTTTGTCTTGCTTTTCTCCAACTTGTTATCGTTCTTGCCTTTTTGTTTGCTGTTGGCAATACATAACTTTCAATGTCTTTTGCAATTTCATACGCTGACTTTTGAGCCATTGTGCCATTGGAAACAATTTGAGAAATAGTATTTTGTACTTTTCTATTATATCCCCATATTGCACTGGATAATGTCCATCCCTTTTGATATATTGCACCAGTGATAATATTTTGTACCACCATTTCAGGTACATAAAAAAATGCTTCTTGTATATCACTGTCTTTAAAGCCTGCTTTTTTTAAGTAATCCCTTACATCTTCAACTACTGCGTTGCTTACAGTTCTGATATCTCTAACAATCTGATTCTGTATATCAGAGTTCAACTGTTTTATTCTGTTGTTTATATCCCTTTGTAACAATGTCAAACGCTGTGCACCTAACTTGTTTCTTGCAACCTGCTTTGTTACTTCTTGTGCAAGTTGTTCGTACATTTGTCTTATTTGTTTTAATTGAGTAGTGGAGATTTGCTGTCGCACTTCCTCAGCGTTCTGAAATCTCCACCTATTTGTTTTTACTATTGTTCTCACCTGCCTATCGTAAAAACATTTTTACATGATAATTTCTAAATGTTGATGTTGTTTCATCTGCATCAACAATGCTCTCAATTGCTTCCGCTTCCTTTTCACCCTCTATAATACTCCATGCTTTAACTCATGTGTACTTAACTTCAATTTTATCATTTATATCTGATGAGCCATAGTAACTGATGTTCTAACTTGTTCAGCAGATTTCAAACTGAATTTCTGTGCCATTATGCACCACCTTTATTTTACTTGTAAAAATATTCTCCATAACCATGTTCATCTACTGCATAAACACAATTTTCTGTTCTTGTACAAACATGAAAACCATAATTTTCAATGTATGCTTCAATTAATAGCGTATCCCATCCTTTAACTTCTTTCTTTAATTCTTTCCACATAACTTTGTTCTCCTTCTCTTTTTGTTTTCTTTCTTTGTTTCTGTGATTATATAATAACATAACTTATATAGTTTGTCAACATATTTTTGAAAATTATTCATTTAATTTTTGTTGTGTTATTATGTCATCAACATTTGTTTCTACTTGTTGTTCTGTACCACATTTATTCAATTCTGTTTGTACTTGTGTATTGACTGCCATCGTGTCAAACATGTTCAACTCCATAGCAATTTGTAACAATTCTTCATTGATTTGTTCGTCTGTCAACTCTGGACGCCATTTTTTCATGTAGGATTTTCTGCTTCGTGTATTTGATGCAATCTCAGAAAGGTCTGTTGCCTTTTCTTCCTGTTCGTCTTCTGCCAGTGCATAATGCTCTTGTATTACAACATTATATTGTATCTCCTGCAAATCTACAATCGGATAAATACCTTTTACAATATCAACATTCAACAACGCAATGTCAATAATATTTCTTACAATATCAATCAGACAAGGGTTCCATGTTATCATTTTTTCATCACATCTAACCTGTAACGGATAATACAATGCTTTCAATGCCTTTCCACTTGTAATCGTTCCTACCATTGTTTCCTCTGATATGTTTGGAATTTCCAACTGTCCATACATATCTGTTTTAATACGTTCCAAAATAGCCTTTGTTGGCTCTGTATGATTTAAGGCAGGCGCTAATGTTCCAACTAACGGATGCGCTTCGTTCTGATTCTGTTCTGATTTTAAATCCCAAAAAGCACCTGCACCGGAACTTAAATTCTTCGTTGTCTGGCTATTCATATCAACAACATAGCGAATAGGATTCATTCCCTTTCTAACGCTATCAACATCACCATTTGACATTTTACTGTATAATGCTTCTTCGTCCTGTAAGTCTAACACTTCCGAAACACCTCGTTTGTCGTCCAGTGTACCAGTGTTAAAAATAATGCTTACAGGGATTCTATCTAACTCTGTTGCTGTATCTGAAATAATTTCCTGTAATACATTTCCGCTTTTATCATACAGAATCAAATTCATATACACAATTCCATTTTCTAACCGATAATCATTAATCAGATATTTTCTGTTATTGTTTTCTCCTTCTTCGATGTTTTCAAAACCTACAAAACGTACAATCTTTTCAGAGCCGTATTCTTTTTCATAATAAAATTGTTTGCTGTTATAAAAATGTAACAACACACCGCTTTCTTCTGAAAAATCCACAAGACAAGCAATTCTTTTTCCGATAAAACAGTCCTTCGCACTTTGTAATAACAACTTCTGAAAATGATTTCTTTCAAGAACATTATCAACTAATGTTTGTAACTGTTCCACTTGTTCTTTTTCTGCATCTTCAACCGTTGTTCCTTGGATATTAATATCTGGTGCTTGTGAAAACATGAACCTTGCTTCTTTATTAATCAGGGTTTTAATGTTCTTAAATCTTACTTGTGATGGAACATAATCACCAGCACTTCCTTCTGTAAAGAACCTAGCACCATTCTTATATGTTTTATAATATTTTTCAATTTCTAAAACTTCTCTTCTAAAAACAGTACCATTTGTTTTATTTGATAACACAAAATATGGATAATCTAATAAATATGTTATGTCCTCATTCAAATCTGCGTTTGTATTTTGAACTTTATCTACTTCCATTTTATTTTCCTTTCTGTGTATTATTAATATAATATATTATTATATAATATAAAAGGGTAGTATTTCTACTACCCATATTATATCATAACAATATTTTATTGTCAAATTGTTATTTTAAACATTTTGACGAAATATAGCCAATCTTCTTACCTTTCTTTCCGTCAATTTCTACTCTGTACCAGTCCACACCGTCTTTAGCTTTTACCGTTGCAAGATAAGTGACAACTGTTCCTTTTTTAAGTGTTGGATATGAAACCAATGTATCATATTCTTTTCCTGCATACTTTCGTACATACACACGAGTCGTTGTTGTATATGTTTTCTTTTTTGTTGTGCTATTTGTTTCTTCTTTTGTTCCAGTTTCATACACAACATAGTTTTTATGAATCCAACATACTCGCAACTTTCCTCCGAACATAACACGAATTTGCACAAAATCATTTTGTGTTTTTCCATTATACTCGAACTGATTTCCTGCTTTCAACTGACCAATGATATTACTTTTTACACTGCTATCTGGTGTTGTTCTAATATTGATACCATTAGAACTGCAATGCGCTGTACCTTTTCCAATCCATGTCGTAACTGGTTTTGTTTCCGTTGGCTTTGCTGTACTCTGACCATAGTTAATATAACAGAATGATTTTATTTTTGCATCTGTCCATGAATAAGTTTTTACCGCACAACAATCACCATTACGATTGAATTCTCTATTACTTGTGTTTCCTTCTCCACACTCGAATGTTTTGTTTTTTTCATTCACAGAAAGCACTCTTCCCATATGTGATTGCTTAAAAATTACCAACGCACCAACCTTCGGGGTTTTTCCTGTTTTTCCTGCTTTGGCAAATTTTGCTTCTGTTTCAAAAACACTATAACCACAATAATTACCTGTTGTCATGTTCCAATGTGACAAAGCAACTGCTTTTCCGAATTCTTCCAACTCCAAAGCAAATTGATACGTAGCACACCACGGCTGTCCTTGGCATCCTCTTAAGCCTGCATTGTTTACCATTGTGGAAAACTTCTGATTATTTACACTTGTTTCCTTGTAAGGGATTTTTGCATAGCTTCTTTCCCTAGCAATAATGTTATTAATACTTCCCATACTTGTTCCTACCTCCTTCATTTTGTTATAGATTTGTTTTGCTGTATCTGCTCTTGCTTCTTTCATTGTTTGCCAATTATTCGGCTGTTCATAATGTTGTAAAACATAATTTGAAGCCTGTGTTACATCCTTTACAGTGCATAAGTATTTGTATATTGTTGGGAATTTTTCTTTTAGTTCTTCAATCGTATAAATAATTTGTGTGTCCATATCTCCAATAGAAACTTTTGTTTTCTTGCACAAATCATACAATCCTGCTTTTCTTGCACTTGTAGTCCATTGTGAAAGTCCATAGCCATAATGTTTCCCCATCGGACTTAAGAATTCACTTCTTGAAATCTTCCCATTATCAACTTGTTCTGTATATGTTTTATCTGTATAGGTAATCCCTCTGTTTTCTTTATATCTCTGAACACATAACCTCTCAAGTCTTGTCGAAACAAAACCAATTCCTTTGTAGAAAGATTCCCTAAACTGGTTTGCCGCCAGACCACAAGCACCCTCCAAAGTTAATCCTTTAGAAATATAGTATCTTACAGCCTTTATAACATTTTCATGCACATTAATGCTCATTTTATATATGCCCTCCTATGGCTCAAATTTGCCAATATATGACATTCTAATTACTCAGCCTGTACTTCTTTGATTCCTGCAACAGAAGTTAAAATAGACACAATTCCGGCTAATACAGAAGCACTTGCTACCATCTTCCAGTCCACAGTACCCACAGTAACACTTGTACCAATAATAGCAACGGCTGTTTGAGCAACTGTTTTAATTGCTCTAACTCCTGCGGCTTTAATCCATTTAATAGTATCAACATTAGTTTTGAATACACAATTTTTAAACATGCTTTTTTCCTCCATTTTCTAATTGACATAACTCTAATGTGTGTTTCGTTTCTCCTATTTCTCTTTCATTTTTTTCTATTGCAATCCACTGTTCTTTCTGCCCTTTTCTAACGTGTTCTTTGTATTCTTCGATATCTTTATTTTGTTTCTCTAATTTATTATTTTGTTCTTTTATTTCCGTTGCAAGCTGTTCCATTTTTAACGTTAATTCAGTCATTGCTTTTGTGTTTTCATTCAGCGGTCTATATACTGCGGTGAATATACCAATCAAAGAACTTAACCCTAAAACAACTATGCCAATCATTTCTGCTGTTGTCACATTATAAAACCTCCAATTTATTTGCTCTTACATTTTCATTTTAAATTTCCATTTGTTCCTTCCATGAAGCAATAGCAGTATTGTAAACAGAACTGTCTTTTGTTGGGATATATACCAAGCGACCCCCGAAATTCCGACCACGACTACCAACACCTTCAGCCAGATACCAAGAGAAAGCACCCGAATCACCGCCATTAGCCCAGAAACCGCCCAACGGAGCGATACAGTAACCATTCAAGTTTGCAGTCAACCAAGTATAGTCACCAACAGGCAGTGAACTGTTTCCCAAACATTCAGATGCAATGAATAACCAGTCACAGGTTGTGGAATATCCCATTGCTGAAATACAACCACCTGCATTTGCTACTGTGAACCCGGCAACTTCATAGTTTCCACTGTTCTTTGATTCTGCAAAACTGAAATCAGAACAAATATAAGGCTGACCACCGCCCATTTTTCCATTGCCCCAAATATTGATACCATAGACAAATTTCCAAATGTTACCCCAAAAGTTTTCTTTACCTCTCCAACATACAGAAGTCTTACCGTCAACAGTATATTCTTTGACAGCACCACCTTCATATGTGGTTGTTTTCTCTGCCCTACCTGTACCGTTTCCAAGACTTGCTGTACTTCCGGTTGAAGCCGCATATGAACTTGTTGTGTCACTTCCAGCAGTCCAAGGTAAGGAAACGACACCTTGTGCAATAGCGGTCTGCAAGTTCATCATACCCATTTCAATGATCATAAGCATTTGTTCAGCAGACACCTGTTTAATCAGATCACCATGCCAGTTTGTTCCACGATTCTGTGCCATCGCTTCAATATTCGGTCTTGTAAGATTCTGTGAAGAACCGGATGCAGGTCTTGCACCTGCGATTGATGAAAACTTATCTTCACCAGTGTTCATTACCTGTTCATCATTCAACAGATATGCACTTGCTGATGCATCGTAAATACTACCTTCATAAGCACTTGTCAGGAAGTAATCAATTTCATTTCCTGATGCATCATAGAATGCCGGATGCAGTCTAAAACCTGCACGTGGTTTTTCTGACACATAATAGTTTGCTTTTCTTAAGTGGTAACCGATACCTGTATCAATCGGATCATATTCAACTGGGCAAACCAAATAATAGAATTTTGGCTGATATACCATAACCTGACCCATTGAACCATCTTCTTTGTAATCTGCGTCACCGTACCATGCTACTATAGAACCAACGTCAGCCACATTACAGCGTTTACGACCGCCAAACATTGTGAACTTGTCAAAATCAGAACCTTTTGTAAGGTTGACTGCTCCGGCAAGTCTTTTGAATGTTTTATTTTTGTAATCGACCTGAATACCAACAATATCATCAGCAGTGATACCCAAATAGGCACGTATGTCTGCAATATACGCAAAAACAGTTTGCAATGTACTCCTAAATTCTGTTTTATCAACCTTATTCTCCTTTAAGTTCTTCACATTTTCTACTGTTTCTGTATAATCACTTGGAAACGTATCTTTTATTTCATTACTGTAATCTAACAACTGTTGCTTTAATTGTTCCAAATAATCACTTGCTTGATATTGTTGTTCTTGGCTTGTTTCTACCTCAAGGCCTTCTAACACTTTTCCTTCTGCTAATGTTGTGTTCCATTCATTTGTTATGTTTCCATCGCTGTTTGCTTTTACTGCACAAACAACAAAATATATTGTTCCTTTATACTGTGTTACTTTTCTGCTTAACTCCCATGAAAAATATAACCATTCATCATTATATACTGTTGCATCAGTAACAATATACATATCTTTTCCGCTTGGTATTTTACTTGCATTTTGATAATTGATGCGTAATTGTAACTTTGATAGGTCTACCCCATTACCTACAATCTTATGCACTTTGAAATATTTTCTTTCTGACTTTTCATCACTTTCTACACCGAACAATTCATCCTGCGGCATCATCTGAATAATTCTTGTATCTGCATCAATTTCAATTCTACTATCCATTTCAATTCTTGTATCTGCACCAACTTCTGCAACAGATAATAGTTCTTCCACACTAGGCATTTGTTTTACACCCCTTTCTAAGTTTGATTAATAATAACACTATTTGTTTTTACTAGCTGATTTCCTTTTTTACCTGTTACCATAACTTCAAAATAACTGTTCTTCGTGACTTCTTCTGGTAACAGTACTCCTGTAGGCTCGTAAATGGCGTTATATTCAATTCCACCAAGTGTTCTTACAGTTACTACCTTTGCCATATTATTCCACTGGATATCAGTCTTTAAAACGATTCTAAGGTAATTGTTAGAACCTCTTACAATATTACTATAATCACAACTACCTATTTTGCTGAGTGTTTGTTCTGATAAATTTAAAACTATATCCCTCATGTTCTATGCCGTCCTTTTCCACATATAACAAGTAATATAAGGCTGTCTAATATCACTATATCCTAACTGTGAATTTGTTCCGGGTGAAGAACTATTTGTACTTCCATATATTGGAACAGTGTCCAATGCTCCCCATGAACCACCCGTAACGCCAGGTGCTGTGTTTAAAAGTCTGTCAAAAGTTACACCATGCGGATTTCCTCCATTCTTATAACTAATTGCATTTATATTTGCAGATGAACGACCAACAGCGGCTCTTGCATCTGACAAACCATGTGTGTGACCATTTACTGTATGAGAGTGTGCTAAATTTAATGTTTTAGCACCACCTGTTCTTTCTGATGCACTATAATCAGCATCATCTGTGCTTACACCTACTGGAACTCTTCCATTTCCCCATGCTGTCCATGTTCCTCCAAGATATGTTCCAGGGTTTACATTCCTAGTTGTCATAAGAATATGACCAATCGGAAACATAACATTTGCAATAGCTTTTACAAGATTTGAAAGATTAATCCTTCCTGTTGTTTTATTTCCAAGAACAAAACAATCTTCTGATTCTGGACTTGTTTTCTCAGCTAAATCTCTAACATATACACTTGATATTGTTCCCATTTTTTAACCTCCTAACTTTCTCATTCCACTTGCTACTGTTCTTCCTTTTTGTTTTGTTTCTTCCATTTGTTTCGGTTCTTCTTTCTTTTCAACAAAAACAAATTCCGGTTCTCTTTCTTCCAGAATAGACAACGCTAATTCTAAACCATTATAGATTCCACAACTATACTCGTCTGTAATGTTTTGTTTTTGCATATCGTGTAACCTTACTAATTCTTGCCTTTGTCTTCTTACACTGAATTTGTGTAACATTCTACACACCTCCTGTATGCTTCATATTAGCCTTTATTTCAGACTTTCCTTATCCTGCCTTGCTATTTGTTTGTATCTCCTTAACATCTGCTACTGTATATGTATCTAACGCATACCACAATGCACTACGTTATATTTGTTGTGGCTTTTTATCCTCAACTTCTTATAGTTCTTTTTCCTATAAGTCTAGCATACCTATTAATTTTTTATAGTTTAGATTACGAACTTTATATTTACCTTTTACTGTCCAATTGTGTTGGATAGCTTGTGTAATGTTTACTTTATTATCGAAAAATCTTCTTGCTTCACGATTTGAATAGAAATAGAATTTTTGCTTTGTTTCAATATCAGTTATAACAATAGATTGTATTTTTTGTTTTCTGTTTATTTTTAACACACGACTTAAATCCGAATCTTCTAAAATATAATATTCCATAACCCGTGTATTAATACCTCTAACAGTTCTATTTATTGCTTTTCCTGCTTCGTCCAACGAACTAAACTTGCCTATGTATTGTAATCTGAAATCATACACACAACATTCTGTACCATGTATTCCCCACATATTATATTGTGTTATGGGATTTTCCATGTTTCCTTTCCTATCAGTCCATCGTAAATTATTATATTTGTTATTTGTTTTGTTTGTGTCTATGTGGTCAATCTCATTATATTGTTCTGAATGTCCAGACACAAAACCATATCCAACTAACCTATGAACAAAACATTTTTTCCATCTTCTTTCACCTTTTAACTTTAAGGCTACTTGTTTGTATCCTGTACTGTTATAACTTTGTTTTAGTTCATTTCCGTCTTTTCCGTAAACATTTCCATATTTGTCTACTTCGTAAATATCTAATACTTGTTCATAATCTTTTGCTAATGTATTTACTTTCTTTCTCTCATACATTACTGGCAAACTCCTTTCATAAATCACAATGGCTCTTGGGAACATTATTCTTTCGTCAGTTCCTATGCGTTGTGCGTGTTATGCGGCTATACGCTCCATAACTTCCGCTCTGGTCTGCAATCTCAGCCTTTCCAGTTTTTCCATCGTTTTATACACGCCTAGTTTTGTGGTATTGTTAAACGTGTGAGCATCAATATTAAATTCATCATAAATAGCATTACCTTTTGAATCCTTTGCATATGTCAGATATTTTAACTCCCTGATTGTATTCTTACACTTCGGAGAACATACTATTTTATTGAAACGTTTTATCTTCTTCGTGTTCTGTAACCTACTACCAATGTATTTCTTACACCCATACATATTAAATCCTGATTGCCTATAGAATTGTATCGCCTTGGGCTCAGCTGAATCTCCGCAAATAGGTTTATCACATCTTCTTGCTCTTTGTGCTACCCTATGCACATCTAACCTCTCGGCAAATTGTTTATCCGTTAAATGGTTCACATAAATTTCATCATAGATATACAATATCTTTTTAACATCATCAACACAACATGAAATAAGTGCATTGTAACTTTCCTCAAATCCGAAGTCCAGACCGAAGAAATGGAATTGTGCTGGAATACTATTTACAGTATCAACAAATTGTTTTGCATTTGTTGCAACCGTAAACTGTGGTAGAACAATAATACCATTTGCTCCGAATCTTCCGTACCTTGCTACAACCCATAATCTCGGGTCTGTTTCTTTTAATCCATCCAGTGTATCTATATAAGACTGTGGAATAAATGGATTGTCTTTACATATGCTATGATGATAGTACATAACTTCTTTCTTGTTTATTTTCTTAATTATTGTCCTTCTTCTGTATAACTCCTTTTCATCACATATTACTGTTTCTTTTCCACTTTTATCCGTATGAGTGAAGAATGTATTGTATACCCAGTTTTCACGACCAACTGGATTGCAAGTAAGAATGAAATGTAATGTAACACCCGGCTGTCTTATACGACCTAACAACTCTGTATATGCCTGATACTTAATCTCAGAACATTCTTCTATCCAAACAATAGAAACACCATTGATAGACTTAATCTTTTGTATCTTGTCCATTCCACGAAATATAATTCTTGAACCGTTTGGAAATCTTATCTCCAACGGTGATGTTATAGCAATAACTTTGTCAGTCGGTGTTCTTCTATTGTTTTGTTCATCTGATAACATATCTAACTTTTCTAATACTTCCTTCAACAATGAATAACATGATTCTTTGATTGTTTCCCTTACTTCACGCACAACTAATGCTGTACGCTTTTCCTCTAATAGTTTTAGTATGATCTTCAATGCCGTGTTGTAACTCTTTCCAGAGCCATAACCACCTAGCAACAGATAATGTTTATAATCCCAATCGGTGAGATAGGAAGAAAACCGTTCAGCAACTTCTATATTCATGTCCATTGTGTTCTGTTTTCCTTTCTCTCAATATACAGCAAAAAGGCAACCGTCTTTGCCTGAGTATTAACGATTACCTTTCCACTTTATTATATTATACTATATTATATTTTGTTTGTCAATGCTTTATTTATTTTTATTTAGTACCGCTTTTCTCCTTAAATATTTTTTAACATTTTGAGAAATTCAATAACATCTTTTGCTTTCCCTTCTTTTTCTTGTTTACTCTGAATTGTTGTTTTCATATGTTTCTTTTTCAATGATACTATACTAATAATGTTAGCAATTAAGCCAGACTTTAATATTTCTTCACAATCTTCATTTTGTTTTACTTCGTTTAAACATCTTAATACTTCAAATATTGTTGCAAATCCATTGTGGAATAATGCGTTGCTTTCCTGCATATTTTCCAGTTTCTCAAGAATCTCTTTGTTCTGCTTTTCCACCTCTTCCAGTTTCTTAAATACTTCTACTACTGTGACGTTCCTTTCATTGTACTCCATGTTATTCGTCCTCCTTGATATAATGTGCAACTACTTGTTACAAACTACCCTAGCAGGATTCGAACCTGCGTATATAGGAGTCAAATTCCTCTGCCTTTCCACTTGGCTATAGGGCAATGTTTTTTGTTTTAATGACTTTAACCACCTGTCAATTTGTTTATAATTCTATATCATCAATAGAACCTTTGTAGAATCTTTTTACCAACTCTGTAAAATCAAAATAATTTATCCCACGTCTAAACGCTTCTCTTTCTGCTCTCTTATACTGTCCTCTTCTTAACAATGATGCAACCTGTACCATAATCTTTTCTCCTTCTGATTTGTTTTTCTTTATTTTGTTGTTTCCCTTGAACTGATTATATAATAACATATGCCTTGTTATTTGTCAATATGTACAAGCAACTCCTGTACTGCCACTACCCATACAATTATCAAGAACAATATCTCCTTCATTTGTATATGTTTTCACAAGATATTCTAATAACTCAACTGGTTTTTGCGTTGGATGAACTGGGTTGCTTGGTCTTGGGAATCTCAAAGATAACATTTTAGGGTAATTTGTATATTCTTGTTTGTAATCATCTCGACGCTGAATGTGACCTAACAATTCAGTTTCACTTCGTTTTTTTCCAACAATTTTTGGGTTTTCTATTTTGACGATTCCTTGTGGAAAATAATTTACTTTGCCTTTACCTTTACCGAATACACTAATTATTTCAAATGATTTCAACGGTTGTATTTTCGCAAGTTATTGGTTTGACACCGACACCTTGTCCCAAATCCAATCGTATTTGTACCCACTCAAATTACTATGTCGCAATTCAGTAGAAAAGGGTTCACTGCCAAATAAAACAATTGCACCATTATCTTTGATAATTCTTTTGTATTGATTCCATAATGGTTCAAAAGGAATAACACTATCCCATTTACACGCTGTTGTCCCATATGGTTGGTCGCACACAACACAATCAATGCTTTTGTCTGGTATGCCCTTCATAACTTCCAAACAATCACCATTTATAAGTTTATAAAATCCTTTCTGTTTTATTACTCTGAAATCCTCTTTGTGCATGAATACCCTTCCTCAATTAATCTTTTATACAAATCTTCTGTTTGTCTTTTTGTTTTACAAGTAATTATTATTTTGTTTTCTTTCTTTACCTCAAATTCAACCTTCTTTTTCTGTTCCTCTTCTTCTTCTAAATCAAACCCAAACAAATCCATGTCTATATCATCTATTAAATCTTCCAGTTCTTCATCAAGCAAACTAAAGTCCCATTCGCTTTCATTCAGTTTGTTATCTACTAGCCTATATGCTTTTATTTGTTCTTCTGTGAGTTCTTCTAATGTTACAGTAGGTACTTGTTTTAACCCTGCTTTCTTTGCTCCTAGGATTCTACCATGTCCTGCTACAACACAATTGTTTTTATCAATAATAACAGGCTGAGTAAAACCAAATTCTTTTATACTGTTTGCTATTTGTTCTACCTGTTCTTTACTATGCTTCTTTGCATTCTTCTTATATGGTTTTAATTCTTTTATGTTTTTATAAACTATATTTAATTCCTGCATATGTTCTCCTTTCTTTATGTTCTTTGTTTTGTTCTTTGGTTGAGTACTTTTTCACTCGTTAAAAAGTTTTGAGAATATTTTATATTTTT